GAAACCCTGCAAGACTTAATCGCCGATTTGGACAAGCGGCTTGAGGGTGTGCGGTTCGGTTTGCCGACAGGCTTACCGCAACTGGACGAAGCAATCGGCGGTTTGCCCGATGGGAACCTGATTGTAATCGCTGCCCGTCCGTCGATGGGTAAGACGGTATTAGCCGAAAACATCGCCCGCTTTGCACTGAAACAGGGAAAGGCGGTGCATTTCCAGAGCTACGAAATGTCATCGCTGGAACTTGCCCGCCGAAGCATGGCGGCGGAATGCAGTATCGACATGAAAAGCCTGAAAACGGGTCGTCTGACCGAGATGGAATACTCGAACATGGGCGGCTACATGATGAAAGCGTCTGACTGGCAGCTTGACGTGAATAGCGACCTGTTGAACGTGGACGAACTTTGTTTTTTGGCAAAGGAAAAGAAAATGACGACGGGGCTTGATTTGTTGGTCGTTGACCATCTGCACATCATGCCGCGACCGGGCAAAGATGAAGTGGCGGAGCTTGGCAACATATCCCGCCGCCTGAAAAACCTTGCCGTTGAACTGAATATCCCTGTTGTGCTGGTTGCCCAGTTGAACAGGGGCAGCGCAAAAGCGGCAGACAAACGCCCGAACATGGCAGACATACGCGGCAGCGGCAGCGTCGAGCAGGACGCAAACATCATCATCATGCCGCACCGTGAAAGCTACTACAACAACCAAGTCAACCCGCACCTTGCCGAGTTGATTATCGCTAAAAACCGAGACGGCGAAATGGGAAGCGTGGTTTGTGGATGGAAAGGACAGTTTGCACGATTTGAAAACGAACCTGATCTGAATTGGACGCCGACCGAGCAAGGCAATAAGTGGGGGAATGAATATGAGGTCTGAAACCTGCTACCACTGCGTCCACGCAGATTTTAAAGCCGAATCTGAAAGCACGATGCGCGGGTTTGCGAAATGCGCAAAGGCGCGAAATACAGAGGAGCGGGCGAAGTATTACTTCGGAGGCTACGAGTGCGACAAAGGTAAATTTGAAGCCGCGCCGGCGGCAACGATGGTGAAGCGTAGAAGTGAATTTGAAAAATGGAGAACGAAAAAATGATGAAAGTGTGTAGCAGATGCGGGGAAGAAAAGCCGTTGGATGGGTTCGCATATTTGCAAAAACTGCGTGTAGATGGTACGCGCGGGAGGATGGCGGAATGTAAGGCCTGCAAGTGCGAGAGGGTTAAAGCTTGCTACCGAGCTAAAAAAGCAAAATTGGCAGAGCTTGAGATTAAGCGGACTGAAGAAAAAGTCAAGACAGCGTTGTCAATGCGCGAAGCCGCGCAAATGGCAAATCAGGCATTCCCGCTTTTAAGCCCTGCGTATTGGAACACAGGCGCAGCAAAACGAGTTTACGAAGAATTGGGGTTGAAATGGCAGTTTTAAGTTTACCCTATCCCATCAGTACAAATCGATATTGGCGGACGTTCCGTAACCGTCAAATCGTTAGTAAAGAAGCGGTGGCATACAAGGCACGGGTTGCCGCCATCGCCGCTGAAAACGGCATCAAGCCGACCGGTAAGGCGGTAAGCCTGACAGTCCAGCTAATCCCAAAGGCGAACAAAGACGGGTCGGCTAGCAAGGTCTGTTTGGATTTGGACAACTGTCTAAAAGTCTGTTTGGACGCATTACAGGGCGTGGCATACGAAAACGACAGACAGGTCAGACGTATTGTTGCCGAATATGGAAACGAGCCGGTCGCAGGCGGCGGCTTGGTGGTAAAGGTTGAGGAGTTGGAATGAGCGCAATACGAAAGGCTGCCAAAGGCGAGCAATGTACACTCAACATCGCTGGTGTGTGCAATTACAACCCTGAAACCGTTGTCTTCTGCCATTTCCCCAGCGAGACGCACGGCATGGGGCTGAAAAGCGATGACTTGAGCGGCGGCTTTGGGTGTAGTTCCTGCCACGACGTGATAGACGGTCGGTCGCATATCCGGTTGAGCCGCGAAGACAAAGAGTTTTATATGCGGCGGTCGCAATTCCGCACGATACGCCGCCTTGAAGAATTGGGGATTATCAGCGTGAAAGGCCGTCTGAAATGATTACTTATATGGATATTTTGGTGGTTTTGTTGCTTTTGCTATGTGTGTTTATAAGTTATGCAGCCGCGTCATTTTCATTGTTTAACTCTTTTTTGGGTGGGTTTTCGGAATGGATGAAGCGAAATTCACGCTGACTCCGCAAAATGCGCGTGGCGTCATGCGGTCGATTTGGGACAACCTGAACGGTTGGTTTGAAAACGGCAATTTAGACATCACGATCCGACCGCACAAATCCAAGCGCAGTATCGAGCAGAACCGCCGCTTGTGGAAAATCTACGGGGAGTTGGCGGATAAGGCATGGGTCAACGGCAGGCGGTACAGCGCGGAAACGTGGCACGAGTATTGCAAAGGCGTGTTACTGGGCTTTGATATTAAAACCATGCCTGACAGCACAGAAGTCAAAACGCCGATAAGTACGACAACGCTTAATACGGCTGAAATGACGGACTATCAAAACCGCCTGCAATCGTGGGCGGCTGGGGAATTTGGCATAATTTGGGAGTTTTGAATGCTGGTACAGTGCAATGAGGAAACAGGCAGGCGGTGCGGGGAATCGCATGGGCGGTCTAAGTTGACGGATAAAGAGGTCGAGATAATCAGGCGGCTAAATGAACAGGGTGTCAATTATCATATTTTGGCGCGGAGTTTTGATTGTTCGCCCGAAACGATTGGGCGCATCTGCCGCTGTGAAATTCGCAATGTGATTAAAGTTAAATGGAAAAAATTAAATGCTGACTGAACAACAAAAACGATTCGTCGAAGAATATTTGATTGATATGAATGGGGCGCGGGCGGCGCGGGCGGCGGGTTATTCGGAATCGGCGGCGCGTGTAACCGCATCACGCCTGCTTAAAGAACCGGAGGTTGCCCAGGCTGTCCGAGAGGCGCGTGAAAAGCTCTCTGAGCGTACGGAAATTACACAAGACTGGGTATTGCAGCGATGGGCAGCCATCGCCGATGTGGACAAGCGCGCGTTTTTTGACGACGCCGGTCGGTTGCGTCCCGTGAGCGAGTGGACGCGCGAAATGGTATTGGCGGTCGATGGGCTTGACGTAACCGAAACGGAGGGGGAAATCGCGGCGAAGGTGTCCAAGTTGAAGCTGTCGAGCAGCAAAGCCGCATTGGATAGTATCGCCCGTCATTTGGGTATGTTTAAGGATAAAGTCGAGGTGTCGGTTGATGAGACGCTGGCGGAACGTATCGCACGGGCAAAGGCGCGTTTGAAATGACAGACCTGAACAGCCAAATAATTGAAGCCGCCGTCGCGTATCAGCATGACCCGCTGTCTTGGGCGATGTTTGCCTATGATTGGGATAACGGCGAACTTGAGGGGTATAAGTCGCCGCGCGCATGGCAGGCAAAAATCATGGAAGATGTGAAAAACCATCTGTCTAATCCTGAGACGCGCCATATGCCGTTGATGATTGCGGTTGCGAGCGGCCACGGTATCGGCAAATCGGCGGAAATCGGTATGCTGATTAACTGGGCGTTATCAACGTGCGAAGACAGCAAGGTCGTCATCACGAGCAACACGGAGACGCAGTTGCGCACCAAAACCGCGCCCGAAGTGGGCAAGTGGCAGCGGTTGAGCATTACGGCAGATTGGTTTAACGACGCGGTTATGAGTATTACGGCAAAAGACCGTCTGAATACTAAAACTTGGCGGGCTGACTTTGTGCCGTGGTCGGAGCATAATACGGAGGCGTTCGCAGGTCTGCACAATAAGGGTAAGCGCATCATGCTGGTGTTTGACGAGGCGTCGGCGATTGCGGATAAGGTGTGGGAGGTAGCCGAAGGTGCGCTGACCGATGAGGACACGGAAATTATTTGGCTTGCCTTCGGGAACCCGACACGAAATATCGGGCGATTCCGTGAATGCTTCCGCCGGTATAAGCATCGGTGGATAACCTACCAAATCGACAGCCGCACGGTCGAGGGTACGAATAAGGCGCAGATGCAAAAATGGGCGGAAGACTACGGCGAAGAGTCGGACTTTTTCAAAATCCGCGTGCGCGGTATGTTTCCTGCTATGTCCGCACGTCAGTTTATCTCGGAGGCGGATGTATCGGCAGGGTATGGTAAACATATCCCCAAATCGCAATATGAGTTTGCCCCGAAAATCATCACAGTTGACCCGGCATGGGAGGGCGATGATGAATTTGTGATTGCGATGCGTCAAGGTTTGGTGTTTAAAATCCTTGAGACGTTCCCTAAAAACGATAACGACCTGATCGCCGCGCAAAAAATCGCACGGCACGAAGACGAGCAGAAGGCAGACGCGGTATTTATCGACGCGGGCTTCGGTACCGGCATCAAATCAGCGGGGCAAGGATTGGGGCGAGATTGGAAATTGGTGTGGTTTGCTGGTAAGTCTAATGACGTAGGCTGCTTCAACAAGCGTGCCGAAATGTGGAGAGCGGCGCGTGATTGGTTGAAGAATGGCGGATCCATACCTGACGATCCGATGTTGCGTGATGAATTGCAAGCTCCCGAACTTGTGCCGCGCGTTGACGGGAAAATCCAAATTGAGTCCAAGAAAGAAATGAAGTCGCGCGGAGTGCCAAGCCCGAACCGTGCCGATGCGTTGGTTATATCGTTTGCGTATCCTGTCGTCAAAAAAGAATTGATTGGGCGTGATGACGGGGCGCAGGTTCGAAAGGATTATGATTCAATTTAAAAAGCAAAGGCCGCCTGAAATTCAGACGGCCTATTATTTTATTTGCGAACAATATAATCCAGTAATATAACCCATTTAGTATGCGGCATATTTGCGTAACTCTTTTGGTTTGGGTTTGCTTCCCACCGCTGGGCGGTTGCCAAGGCTACTCCTGTTATATCGGCTACCTGTTGTTGCGTCAGTCTGTACATTTGGCGCAATGCCTTGAGATTGTTTGGTGTGTAACCAAGCTCCATATTATCCATCTATAAGCTCCCGTGTGGGTGTTATCAACTCGTCAATCACCCGATGCAATGCCTCAAATTTAGGCTGTTGCAGCGCGCGCAAATCGGCAAATAAAAAAGCCAACTCGTCCTCTTCATTTTTTCCAATCGCCTGCTTGATTTGAGAGAGTAGGCTTAAATAATCTTGCTCCCATTTGTCCGCCCACTCGTGCGCCATGTTGCGGCGCATCTCTCGTTTCTGGTTCTTTTTAAGCCGCTCGGTGATGCTTGTTCGGTTTTTTGCCATAATGCCTCCTATAAAAAAAGCCGCTTGATTAAATCAGGCGGCTTTTAGTTTTATTTACTTAGCGATATAACCACCGAAAACTTTTTTCCCCCAATTTAAATTATCGAACATATCCCAAAATGCAGGCACGTCAAGCGAATAGAATAAATGTTGCTCCCCGTTTTTGTATGTCATGATTTCAGCGGTTTTAACGTCTTCATTTCCGATTGTGATTGATTTCGCTAAAACTTCGCAAACTTTAAACTCTTCGCCATCTACAATTAATAGATTCTTTTCGGGTTTAAATTCTACTTCTTTTGTTTCTCCTGTATTGATTCGGTTGAATCGGGTAACAGTTTCATATTGGCGTTTTACTTCAACTTTTTCGGTTTTGATGACGTTTACTGAGAATTTCATTTTTTGCTCCTATCCGCCCGATGGCGGTCAGTTGGTTAATCTGTTTCGGCGGTCTGTGCTGTCTGCCGATGTGTGTATATTACCGCGTTTAATGCGGCAATGCAAGAGGTTTTTTGATTATTTTGATATGTTATTGATTTTATTGATAATTAAATTTAAAAGAAAATCCCGATGTTAACGATTAATAACATCGGGATTGTTTTTAGTTGCTTACTGCGTCTGACAATGCCTTATGCCTCGCCTTGCAATCATTGTACAGGTGTACGACCTGCAACGACCAGGGCAATATCTCTGCGCCGGTACTGCCTGATAGTTTCGGCAGTTTTGGGCATGGCTGCACCAAGTCGGCAGGCGGTTTAATTGCCGTCGGCAATGGCGGCGTTGATGACTGACAAGCCGTCAGAATCGATACACACGTTGCGATAAATAGGGCGTTCAACGATTTTTTGCACTTCAACATATCTAATCCTTTCTTTTTCTTCGCGTTCTGCTTTTTGGTCTTGGTACTTCTCGGATTGCGCCCGTTGCTCTTGGGCTTTCTTTATGGCTTCTTCTTTAAGGCGGTTTGATATTTCCAAAGCCATATCGTCGCGCCCTTTTTGGTAGGCTTTTTTAACGCTTCCGTCCCACCAAAAAACAAGACCGATGACGGCGGCGATAATAGCGATATACCGCCAGTATTTTTTAAGTAATATCAGTATCATAACGTTTTAACATCTCCGTATAGTTGAATAGTTCTTGTTCGGCTAACTCAAAAGCCGTCAGGTCTGCTTTTTCGCTCGCCTCTCGGCTTTTGGCTTGCCACTCTTTAATCATGCACTCGCAAAACTCTTTAGGTGTCATTGCGCCGCCATGCAGTTGTTGTAGCGTTTTTCGGTGCGCGCCCATACGCCTTTGCAGCCACGAGGTCCCCAGTTGCTCGGTCTGCTGCAATCGCGCCCAGCGGCGAAGCGGTAACGCAACAGGGCGCGGCAGGCTGCTACATGGTTGCCCTTGAGTAACTCGCGGCGCATGGATGACGTGTAAAACTTTTGCGCGCCGAAGTTGTAGAAGAAGTCGATATAAACGTCATATTCGCCTTGAGATAACTCAACGCCCGGTAACATGGCTTTCATTTTTGCTTCATCTTTGTTGACGT